ATTGACCCAACAATTCAGCCTTACCTGTCTTATGGTTTGCAAGAAGCCCAAAAGCTATACCAAGGTGGTGGGCCTCAGTACTATGGTGGTCAGACTTATGTAAGCCCATCACAGCAAACGCAAACTGGATTACAGGCTTTAGAGCAACGTGCCTCTCAGGGTAGCCCTCTAACTGGTGCTGCTCAGAGCCAACTGCAAAACACCATTCAAGGTGGTTACTTACAAGGCAATCCTTTCTTTCAAGGTGCGTTTAACCCTGCTGCACAAGCGGCTGAGTCTAGGTTCAAGGAATCACTAGGTAACATTGGTTCTGCTGCTTCTAAGGCTGGTCGTTATGGCTCTGGTGCTATGTCTACCATGCAACAAGGTGCTAGTGGTCAGTTTGCTAAGACTTTGGCTGATACTGCTGGTGGCTTGGCGTACCAGAACTACGAAGCAGAGCGTGGTCGTCAACAAGCGGCTACGATGGCTGCACCTGCAATGGCTCAAGCTGACTACGCTGATATTCAGAATATGCTCAAAGCAGGTCAGATGCGTGAAGGCTACACAGGCGCACAACAACAAGCTGATATTGCTAAGTTCAATTATGAGCAGACTCAGCCACAGCAAAACTTGGCTAACTTCTTGTCTGGTGTGTATGGCAACCCATTAGGTAGAGCGCAACAATCTATGGCTGCTCCTCAACCATCTAGATTGCAAAACTTCTTAGGTACTGCTTCTTTGTTGGGTGGTCTTGAGAAAGATACTGGTTGGTTGAGCAAGGGTTGGAACGCTTTAACAGGCCCATAAGGAAAAAATCATGGCAGGACTATTAGATATTTTCGGCACTAGCGGTCAGGAAACAATGGGTCTTTTGGGAATGTCTCCAGAAGACGTACAAAGGAATCGTGACAGCGCACAAGCCCAAGCACTCTACGCATTAGCAGGTCGCCTATTCCAAGGTGGTAGGGGAGCATCATCTGTGCTTGAGGGACTTCAACAAGGTCAGCAAGCATACAGAACAGCCATGCAAGGTAGTCTGCAACAACAACTGCAAAACGCACAGATTCAAGAGATGTTGCGTAAGCGTCAACAAGAGCAACAAGCATTGATGCGTCAACAAGCTGTTCAAACTGAAATTGAAAAGGCATATCGCCCTGAGACTTTTGCTGAGACTCCATTGACTAACTTGATGGGTCAAGAGATTGCAGGGCCAAATATGCCACAAGCAGCAGGTGGTGGATTGGAAGCACTAGCACCTAGATTGATGGCTACACCAGAAGGTCGCAGATCACTTACTGAATTGTTGGCTGCTCAAGAAGCCTTGGGTGGTAAGACTACTACCTTGGCTGAAGGTGCAAATCTTATTCGAGTTAATCCAATTACTAACAAAGTTGAAACTGTTGCTCAAGGCGCAAAGAAGCGAGATACAGTAACAGTAGGAAATGTTGTTCTTGATAAGAACACAATGGAAGTTCTTTATACAGCACCAGACGCACCTGCTGGTTCAATTAAAGAGTTCAACGACTTTAGCAAGATGACTCCGACAGAACAAGTTGCATACCTTAGATTGCAAGAGCAAAAACGCCCTGTAACTAATGTCAATGTGGCAACTGAAGGTGAGCGTAAAGCGGCTACTTTAGCAAGTCGTTTGAATTTCAGCGTTGGACAACTAAATCAAGCTGTTGGTCTTGACCCTAAAGCGGCTATGCCAAATACTGCGGCTGAAATTGCTCGTTTTGTTTCTCGTACAGAATTCTTGCCAAACAAGATTAACACCGAGCAACGTCAAATTGTTGAGGCGGCACAAATGGATATTCTTGATGCGGCTCTGACATTAGGAACTGGTGCTGCATATACTCGTGAACAGTTAGATGGTTACAAAAAGTCTTACTTCCCACAATTGGGTGACAGCCCAGCAACAGTTAAAACAAAGCAAGAGCGTCTTACTAACTTGCTTAGGTCTGCTGAAATTGCATCAGGTCGTGCGGCAAATCAAATTACTGCGCCTATTCCTAAATTGCCAAATGTTTCAACAGACGCTGGTTTGCCAAGTGCAGACGCTATTCAAGCAGAAATTGAAAGACGCAGAAAGGCTGGTGGTGGATAATGGACTTAACTCAATTATCAGATAGTGACTTGCTTGCTTTACAAGCAGGAGACTTGACTAAAATTTCTGATGCTGGTTTGGCTATTCTTAATCAAGGCAAGACTAAACAGCCTACGATGAGAGAGTCATTTGAGCGTGGCGCAGGTTTGGCTTATCGTGCTGTTGCCCCTACATTAGCTGGCGCACAGATTGGCTCTTATGGTGGCCCTGTTGGTGCTTTAGTAGGCTCAATGGCTGTACCTGCGGCTGATGCTTTAAATTCATTGATTAACTTGGTTGCTTCTCCATTTACTGATAAACGACTAATACCAGCATCTCAAGCAATTCAAAACTTAATGACGAGAGCAGGTGTTCCTGCTGCGCCTGAAACACAGACCTCAACAGAGCGAGTAGTTGGTGGTGGATTAGAAGCAATGACTAATGTTGCTAGAACAATTCCTGCTTTGATTAAAGCATCGACTACTTCGGCATCTCCTGTCACTCGTGGAGTTACAGAGCAACTTGCTGTAGCACCAAGGACTCAAGCAATTGTTTCTCCTACTGCTGTTATGACTGGTCAAACAGTAACAGAAGCTACTGGCAATCCTTTGTATGGTGCTGGTGCTACATTGGCTACAGGTATGGCTGGTGGTGTTAAACGCCCTCAAAGAGAAGAAGCATTGTCTACACAGGCATTAGACAGGATTGCTACTGACAGATATGACCAGTTACAAAAGTCTGGTGTTCAGTTAAAAACTGATGAGTTTGTTAACTCAATGGATAAGATTGCAAAAGGATTGAGAGAAGAAGGTTATACGCCTAAAGCATATCCAAAAATCTCTGGTGCTATTGAAGAACTTACATCTACTACTCAGCCTAAAGATTGGACTGAACTTCAGGCTTTGCGTAAGATGATTCGTGGTGGTCAAAAAAGTACAGACCCAGAAGAAAGACGAATTGCATCTATCCTTTTGGATGACTATGACAATTACTTGATGACTGTTCCCAAAGACGCAATTGCTGCTGGTGACATGAAAAACGCAGGTCAATTGTGGTCTGAGGCTCGTAACGCTTATTCAAGAATGAAGAAGGCTGAAGTCTTTGAGGATATGCTTAACGATGCAAAACTAGATAAAAGTAAATTTACTCAGTCTGGTGAAGAAAACTCACTTGCTACACAACTGCGTCAACTTGCCAAGAATGACAAGAAAATGCGTTTGTTCACTAAAGAAGAACAAGCTGCTATTGAGCAAGCAGCCAAAGGTGGCAATGTTCAAAATATGCTGAAGTTCTTTGGTCGCTTTGCACCAACTGGCCCTGTAAGCGGAATCTTTACTGGTGGAGCAACTGTAATGGCCCCTGCTCTTGGTATTCCAATGGCATTAGGTGCGGCAGGTTCTCGTGTAGCTGCTACCAATATGCGTAGAGGTAGCGTAGAAGACTTGTCTAACATGATGCGTTATGGTGGTACTCCAGAGATAACTGGTGGCCCATTCAGGGCTGTAGCACCAACTGCAATGCGTGGTCTGTTGTCTATTGAAGACTTAGACCAAGAACAACGTAACTTACTTGGAATTGAATAAGGACTAACCATGCACCACTTGGTCTATGTCACTACAAATATAGAGAATGGAAAGTTCTATATTGGAAAACATAGTACTAAGAACTTGAACGACAACTATTGTGGTTCTGGCGTTTGGGTGCTAAGAGCAAAGAAAGCAAAAAAGAAACTTTTTACTAGAGTAGTTAAATCTTGTCAAACTGAGGAAGAAGCATATAAGCAAGAGTATGAAATTATTGTTGCTGCAAAAGAATGTTGGCCTGACTTGTGTATGAATATGTCTGATGGTGGAGTTGGCTTTTCTATCTCATATCCAAAGCAAAGGCATGGTGAGTTTGCTCCTATGTATGGAAAAAAACATACAGAGGAAGTTAAAAAGAAACTTGCTGAAGTAATGGCATATCGTGCTGGTGAAAACCATCATATGTATGGCAAAAAGCACAATGATGACACTCGAAAAAAGATGTCTAAAACACATTTAAAAATTGGTCATTTGCGTGGCAAAAAAGTAAAATGTTTAACTAATGGAGTTATTTATGGTTCTCTATCAGAAGCTGCTAGAAATGTAGCCATAAATTCAAAAGCAAGAAGCAATATCAGACTCGCTATCAAACAAGGGTCTATTGCTTATGGTCACAAATGGTCTTTTATTGAGGAATAATCATGCCCCGTACAAAAATCTCAGAATTTTCTAGCACCCCTGCTAACAACACAGACATTGACAGTATCAATATCAGTGAGGGTTGTGCGCCCTCTGGTATCAACGATGCTATCCGTGAGTTAATGGCTCAACTGAAAGACTTTCAGGTCGGCTCTGCTGGTGACCCTGTAACTGTTGGCGGTGTTTTGACTGTTCAGGCTGGCTCTGCTTCTACACCTGCATTGACTACGGCTGGCGACACAAACACAGGTATGTTCTTCCCTGCGGCTGACACGATTGCTTTTGCTGAAGGCGGTGCGGAGATCGCTAGGTTTGATAGCTCTGGCAATCTAGGCTTGGGAGTTACTCCTAGTGCTTGGAGTGGGCTGACGGCGTTTGAGCTTGGCGCAGCGGGTTCACAGAATTTTTGCATGTATGGTGGAGGCATTCTTAGAAATGCGTACTATAACGGTACAAACTTTATTTACAAGGCTACGGCCGCAGCCACCCTTTATGAGCATTCTGCGGGCGCACATCGCTGGTATAACGCCCCCTCAGGCACAGCAGGAAACGCCATTACCTTTACTCAGGCAATGACTCTATCAGCGGCTGGAGGCTTATCTGTTGGCACAACCACAGATGCAGGTGCAGGAAACATTTGGGCTAGTAATAGGGTTTATGCTGGTGATGGTAGTGCTGCCAACAACTCATTTGCACGAGCCGCTGGTACAGGTACTGGAATGTATTTCCCTGCGGCAGATACTTTAGGACTTTCTACAAGTGGAGCAGAACGTGCCCGTATAACGTCAGATGGTGTATTGCTAGTAGGTATTACGAGTGCTTTTAATGGTACTTCGATAACACAAATATCAGGTAATCCTCCAAGCAACCAAGTGCTTTCAGTAAGACACACAGGAGCTTCTCCAAACGGGATGTACTTGGTTTATTCAGGTGCTGCTCCAAATGGTAGTGGTAATCCTTTTTTTCTTGCTACCGATAATTCCGCAACGCGTTTTGAAGTTAGGTCTAATGGTGGTATTGCCAACTACAGCGCAAACAATGTAAACCTGTCTGACCGCAGAGAAAAGACAAACTTTGCACCTGCTAAGTCTTACCTTGACACAATCTGCGCTATCCCTGTTCAAACATTTAATTATCTTGACCAAAACATTGAGCAAGATGGGGGTTTAACATTAGGTGTTGTAGCTCAAGATGTTCAAGCCGTTGCACCTGAATTGGTTATGGAAAGCGATTGGGGGACTAAAGAAGAACCCAAAATTCGTTTATCAATTTACCAAACAGATTTGCAATATGCGCTGATGAAGTGCATCCAAGAACAACAAGCAATCATTGAAAATCTCAAGGCTCGTTTGGATGCCGCTAACCTGTAAGGAATAATATGACCATCCTGACACAAGAAGAAGCACACCGCTTGTTTGAGTACAAGGATGGTGAGTTGTTTTGGAAAGAACAATCAGTATCTAACTTTCCAACACCTTCATACCATAAAAGATGGACAACAAGATTTTTAAACAAAAAAGCAGGTTCTTGTGCTGGAATTTATGTAAATATTTCCATAAAAGGCGCACGACATCAAGCGCATAGAATTATTTTTCTAATGCACCATGGGTATTTGCCAAAGATTGTTGACCATATCAATGGGAAAACTCAAGACAATAGAATTGAAAATTTAAGAGCCGCAACACATACTGAAAATTTAAGGAATTGCAAAGTTCCTAAGACAAATACTTCAGGATATAAAAATGTTGTTTGGCATTCTCAAAGAAAAAAATGGAATGTTAAATTAACTATAAACCATAAAAATACATCTTTTGGTTTGTATGATGATATTGAACTTGCTGATCTTGTTGCTCAAGAAGCAAGAAGTAAATATTTTGGTTCTTTTGCTCGTAACTTTTAAAAGGTAATATATGAACATCGTTTGGACAGTTAGTAATCTTGACAGAGATACATCAAACAATTTTGTAACAACTGCACATTGGCAAGCAACTGCTACTGATGGCGATCACACAGCATCTGTTTATGCGACAGTATCGTGGGCAGAAGGAGAGCCTGTAATCCCATATAGTCAACTTACAGAGGCTACAGTTCTAGGATGGGTTTGGGAAAATATTAGCAAATCTGCTACAGAGGCTTCTTTGGCGGCTCAGATTGCTTTGCTGAAGAACCCTGTAAAGGCTACTGGTTTGCCTTGGGGTGAAGCATGAAGCTAGAATTTGAAGTCAACGAGATTAACTTTATCTTGCAGACTCTTGGCGAACTACCAAGCAAGTCAGGTGCATGGCCTCTGATCGTCAAGATCAAGGAACAAGCCGAGAAGCAATTACCTAAAGACCCAGAGGCATAACATGGAAAACACCGCAGAAGCCATTGCAGCTAAGACAGCTTCAGTAGCTACCTATGGTGGTGCAGGAAGTGCTGTGTTCTTTGGTTTATCAGCCAATGAATTTGGTGCTCTCTGTGGTGTGATTATTGGCTTTGTTGGTCTGGTGGCTAATATCTGGTTTAAACACCAACATTTAAAGATTGCTCGCAAGGAAGCTGAGAAGTGAGTTGGTTGCTTGTATTGGCACTACAAGCAGAATACCGATGTGTAAAGTGGACATGGACAGGTGATGTTTATAACCGAAAGGTTGTTTGCCTTGAATGGAAGAAGGTAGAGCGAAAATGATAGACCCCATAACCGCCCTAAATGGCCTACAAAGTGCCATTTCAATGGTCAAGAAGGCTAGTAAGGTAGCCAATGATCTAGGCGGTCTTGCGCCCATGATTGGCAAGATGTTTGATGCTAAGAGCCAAGCAACGAAGGCTATGCTTCAAGCAAAGAGGGAAAAGAAAGGCTCGAACATGGGTGCTGCTCTACAGATTGAGATGGCACTAGAGCAAGCCAGAGCCTTTGAAGAAGAATTAAAAATGTTGTTCATGCAAACAGGAAAGATTGATGTTTGGAACAAGATCAAAGCTAGACAAGCTGAGATGGACAGGGATGATGCCAAAGAGATGGCAGCGTTAAGAGCCGAGGAAAAGAAAGCCAAAGCCAAAGAAGAAGAAATGCAAGAGATCGCCATGATTATTGGTGGTGTTGCTTTTGTTCTACTACTGGTCTTTATTGGTATCAACGAGTTGATGAGCCTATGTCCAAAGGGCGGTTGTGGTAGATGAACGAGTACCAAAAGCAATTCGACTTGTTTTGCAGGGTGTTCTGCTACGGGTGTATTGCTTGGTGGTTTCTAGGGTTTCTCAGGTTCTTACCTGATGACTTGTCAGACAAGATTGTTAACCTTTTACTTGGAAAGATTGGGTTATGAAAATTACCACTTATCAAGAAAACGCTAGGATGCTATGGGAGGCTCATAGGGTGATACACCAACAAAATATGCAAAGGTTAGCAGAGTTGAACCATCAAGCCCAACACCAACAAAAGACCCAAGAGATCAAGACTCAATGGGTCAAGGCTTCTCAAGTGGATGTGATGGCATGAGATATTTGCTTGCAATTTAATTTGACAAGAGTAAAATGCGAAATGCCAAGTGGCGGTAACTACTTGGCATCTCTAACCTAAATGATGAAAGGACATCAAATGGCTGAAATTAGTTTATCACGAGAGCGTTTGTGCGAGTTGCTTGAGGTAGATACCGAAAAAGGAATCTTTACTTGGCGAAACACAATGGGTGGAAAAGCACAAAAAGGTCAGCAAGCAGGTTCAAAGCAGAAAATTGGTTATGTTTTGATAAGGCTTGACCAGAAAGATTACTACGCACACAGGTTGATGTGGTTGTATGTTTATGGTGCAATACCACTATTACAGATAGACCATATAAATCGAAACAAAGAAGATAACAGACCTAGCAATTTGAGGTTGGCAACACAAAAACAAAATAGTGAAAATTTGTTCAGACCAAAACAGAATACATCAGGGTTTCGAGGTGTTCGGTTTGAGGCTAGGCTGAAGTCAAAACCTTGGTCTGCTTGTATAACAAACAATTACAAACAGAAGCATTTAGGATATTACGCAACAATGGAAGAAGCGATTATTGCAAGACAAGCTGCTGAAGATGCACTTTTCACACATCACATAAGACAATGAAAAAAATTATTTTGGTTATTGTTGCGCTTTTTTTGTCTGGTTGCTTTGAAGACAGGTATCGCTATTTCTGCCAAAATCCCGATAACTTTGTCCATGCTAACTGCCAGAAGCCTAAGTGCTTGTTTACCCAGACTTGCCCTGAGTATTTAGTAGCCCCTATTCTTGAAAAGAAAGTCAACGATGTACAAGAAACAAAGACCAACAATTGAAGAAGTAGAAACCTATGTGTGGGGATTTGTGGTCGTTATGGTCACATTGATTCTTTGCTTTATTGTTATTGCTTTGCTCTACTCTGTTACCTTTGTGACTCAGCCTATCAAGAGTATGGCCCCGATTGATATGGCCTATACCAAGATGCTGAACGACATTGTTCTGTTGATTGTTGGTGGTATCGGTGGAGTTATCGGTAAAAAGGGTGTAGGAACTGCTTTAAACGCCATCCAAGGCACTCCAACACCGCCTCCTAGCCCTACACCGCCTCCAGCGCCTCAAGCTCCTGTAGCCTCTAATACTTGGACATCAACAGGATCAGCACCTAACTGGTTGAACTTTAAGAATCCTGATTTGGATGAGTCTTGGACACCACCTCCTCCACCAACTACACCACCTGATTTGCTAGAAGCAGACCATGAGCGTGAGCAGTTGGCTATGGCTCGTAAAGAGGTGGGCTAATGTTTGGCATACCACTACCTTGGGTTCTGGTTGTTCTTTGTATAACCTTGTTTGGTACATACCGAGGTGGATACCACTTTGGTTGGTCAGACAGGGACAAAGAGATGCAGATTGAGATTGCTCGAAAGAATGAGGAATCTCGTCAAACTGAACAGAAACTCAACGAACAACTAAACACTACTGCTGGTAAACTTTTGGAGGTTAACAATGTTGTCACTCAGAAACAGTCTGCTCTTGATCGTGCTATTAGGGATGGTAGGGTGCGCCTCCCCTCCCCAAGTTGTGTACAAGCCCCCACAAGTACCCCCATTGCCCCCACAAATCCAGAAACAACCAGTCAACCTGACAGACCGACTGACACAGCTTCTGATGCCGAAAGAGCAACCCTCCAAGCCATCGCAGAAATAGTGGCGCAGGGAGATCGGAATACTGCTGCACTCAATGCGTGTGTGGATGCTTACGATAATGTTAGGAATTTGTTAAATGGTAAATAAAACTCAACTAGAGCAACTTCACATTGGTGAACAATGGGTAGATGCGTTAAACGAGACATTCCAGAGATTTGGGATTATTACTCCTGCTCAACAAGCATCATTTATTGGTCAATGTGGGCATGAGTGTGGTAACTTTAAAGTTCTTGAGGAGAACTTAAACTATCGTGCTGAGACTTTGATGAAGTTGTGGCCTAAACGCTTTGATGCTGCCAAAGCACAAGCGTGTCAGCGTAATCCACGACTTATTGCCAATATTGTTTACTCTAGTCGTATGGGAAACAGAGATGAAGCGTCTGGGGATGGTTATCGTTTCAGGGGTCGCGGGTGTATTCAATTGACGGGTCACGCTAACTACTATCACGCAGGTATTGCCTGTGGTGAGGACTTTGTGATGAATCCTGATCTAGTAGCTACACCTCGCTACGCTGCAATGACTGCTGGATGGTTCTGGAATACCCACAAGCTAAACCAATACGCTGATGCCAGAGACTATGTAACCATGACTAAAAAGATCAATGGCGGAACAATAGGTTTAGCTGATAGGCAGAAACATATTGCTCACGCATTAGAAGTGCTTATTGCTTAGTAGTCCATTCTCTCTCGTTCCTACCAGAGTTAGATTTGACCGTGTTACCTGTCAACTCAATCAATCCAATTATTTTCATCTCATTCAAACGTCTAGCGACTTGATTACCATCTAATCCAGACAACGAAGCTATCCCATCTTTGCCTAGCGCACCATGAGTTTTTAGGCAGTCTAGGATGATTTGATGATGTTGAGCGACTACTGGTTTAATAGCCTCTGCTGCTTCAAAAGAAGTTATAGGGTCTGTAGTCCTAACTCTTGGGAAGTCAGGCATAACAAAAATTCTTTTAAACGCTTCTTTGTAATCCATTATTTTCTCCTTGATGTGGGGGACTAAGCCCCCTATTAACTTAAAACGGCATTGAATCGTCAAATTCTTCTTTAACCTTTTTCTTAGGTTGCAAAGAAGCGTCTGCGTTCTTGTTCTTGACAGACAGAGACATAAACTTCTGCCCATCCTTACTGACTTTAATCCAAGCTGATAGCCAGTAGTCAATCCCATCTACGTTAATGCTTCCTTTGTAATCAGGAAATTTAGCATCGTCTTTTCGGTCGTTCTTAAATAACGAGCCTCGGTTGTTGTTGTCGTATTCCATTACTCTTTCGCTTTCTTTAATGCACTTCTTACTTTACTAGGAAGCAAAGTCCACAGGGCGATTTTTTGTTGATCGTCTAGGTTCTCTGCTTCCAACTTCACCCAAGCTGTCTTAGGTTCTTCTTTCTCACAGAGAGCAATTAAGTCCATTGCTAACTCTTTGAGATAAATCTGTTCATCCTCTGGGATGTTATCCATTGCACCCTGTGTAGGTGTGATGATTACTTCTTTGATCGGTGCAGAGGAGTCCAGAGCATCATGTTCAACGATCTCCATTGCTGTTACCCAGAGGTAGCGTCTGGTGTAGGTTTCTACTGCGCCAAGATTCTGGATAGGATGGCAGCCTTTGAGATTAGCTTCTGCCATTGGGCTTGTGATGATGATGTTAGTACCATCGTCTGTGTCTGTGATCGTCAGGCTTGCAATCTCTGAATCGTAGGAGACTACGCCACAAAGACCAACTTCATTAAAGATTGAATTGATCGTGGGGATAAAGTCACCGAGTTCAAAGTATGAGTAGCCAGCGAACTTATTGTGGCCTGACTTCTTGAGAGGTGCGTTTTGCAACATGATTCGTGCTTGCATTAACTTCTTATGTACCATTTGAATTTCCTTGAGTTAAATATTCTTCAATCATTGCTTCTTTATCTTCTTCATAGAGATCGCCAAACTCTACAAAGTGGTTTTCTCCACAGCATGAGCCGTAGGTCTTTGGTTCAGTACAGTAGCAGCAGTAAAGTGGCCCTGTTAAATCCTTGATTGCGTCTTGTCTTGTCATTGGATTCTCTGGATTTGTTTAGCTACAAGCCATTTATCACCTAAGTGCCTAACTGACCTTACCCATTGCTTTTGGTAGCCTCTAATGACCTCTGGAGGGGCATCGTAGGTAGCAAATATCTTACGAACGTGGGTTAAGAATCTTGTGTTCATTCTTGCCTCGCTTTCAGCATTGCGTCTGCAATTTTGTAAGCGTTACGAGAAACATCACCCTCATGGCTGTGTTTGCTAACAAGTGTTTGCATAGCCTTAGCTGCGAAATAGTCACGCAAGGTCATGCCGTGTTCGTTGTCTGCTAAATCAAAGTGCATAGCAGGAAAAGCTGGTATGTTCATGTTGACCACCATGCAACCAGTAAAACTGCCATGCCAACACCGATTGATATTGCTGTAACGTAATCCATGATTTTCTCGAAGTTCATCTTGTTTCCTTAAAAAGACCCACTTACGTTTTGTTGTGGGCTGACGTAAGTATAGCAAACTGAACGAACTAAACAAGATATTTTTATTAGGACAAACCCTTAGATCAACATTTTGTTGACTTTGCTATACTTCAAGAATGGATAAACAAACTGCTATCACACTTGCTGGCTCACAAAGTGCGCTTGCTCGTATCTTTGGAATAGAAAGGTCTGCCGTTCACCAATGGAAGACAATCCCTCTATTGCGCCTATACCAACTCAAAGAACTCAGACCAGAATGGTTTAAATGACCCAAGAAGCAATAATTAAAGCCCTCCAGAATGGCCCACTTACTTCACAAGAAGTCTGTGACTTAACAGGGATGCACAAATCCTCTGTCCTGTCCACGGCTAAGAAACTACGCTACAAAGGTGATCTAACAACCGAGGAGGTCAAGGTTGGTCGCTACAGGGTAGCTAAGTACACCCTTGCTGACCACTTGATTGAGAACAGGCCAAAAGACGAAACTCGCTGCTTACTGAACCCTTTTGATATTCGTAATGCCAAGGGCATCTTTAGCAAATCAGAGTACGCTGTGATGAACGCACAAGCTAAACGATTGCTTGGCAGACCAAGACCTGCGAAAGAAATCACAAATAATCAATTTATTTAAAAAAAAGTGTTGACAAGGTAAAAATGTGTATAATTAAATCGTCTGAGTGGCATCAGACGAGTGACGCTAATCACGAACCCTACAGATACCTGTGGTGGTCTTGTCAGACGGCAAGTGAACTTTTGATTAGCGTCATTCGTTTGCTGTTGCTCTCGCCAAGAGCCAAGACCACCAGAGTTATTTGTAGGGTTTTTTGCATTTGGCGACTACACAATGCGGTACGTCGGTGGTTGTGTGTTGGGATACCCTGTTACACGAGCGAACTAAAGCAGGGGCGGTGGGCGAAGGATAGAGCCGAGTGGTTGGGATGCAAATCTCAGAAGTCTGTCCAATGCGATGCGATGACATGGCTCCGAAGGGGAAGTTATCCACAAGCAGGGCGAAACTGAGTTATGACTCGGTAAGGCTTTGCTTTGCTCAAACAATCACCAAAGGGGAAACATGAAGAAGGTTAAACATAAGGAGAAGATGGAATGATGGACTTGTTTGGTAACGAGATACCAGAAGAAAAGAAGAAGACGCACGAAGGGTTTGATGAATTCTGGAGTGCATATCCAAAATGTTTTAGAAAAGGTGAGAAGGCTTCTTGTAAAAAAAAGTGGGCTGATTCTTACTACTTCATGCAAAAGGAAATCATTGTGAAGCATCTGCAATGGATGGCGACAACAGCACAATGGTTAAAAGATGGTGGTGCATTTATTCCTGCGCCATTGGTCTACTTAAATCAACAGCGATGGGATGGTGCTGATATACCTGAAATAAAACCTGTCCAGACTGTTGACCCTGCATTGGCAAAGATCGAAGCTGATAGAAAAAAAGCAGCCCCTATGCCAGAACACATCAGAGCAAGATTAGCTGAACTAAGGAAATAAAAATGCCAATTTATCTACCTGCAGAATATGAAACAACAGTCGCTGGAACAGGCGATGGTTTTGTAAGTTTTACCCAAAAAAGATTAGATGGTGAAGAAATGGTTATGTTCTTGTCACTACATCAATTTCAAACAATTTTTAACCATGAAAAAACAATTGTTCGTGAAGCATTAAGTGGAAAGGAAGGCGATGAATGAGTTGGCATTATTTGCGGGGGGGGGGGGAGGAATCCTTGCAGGACATTTGCTCGGATGGAGAACTGTGTGTGCCGTTGAAATCGAAGATTACCCACGCAGAGTTTTACTGCAACGGCAAGCTGATGGATTCTTACCTAGATTCCCTATCTGGGATGACATTTGTACATTCGATGGGAAACCTTGGAGAGGAAAAATCGATGTTGTGTCTGGAGGATTCCCATGCCAAGACATTAGTGCTGCAGGAAAAGGCGCAGGACTTGATGGAGAAAGATCAGGACTCTGGGGAGAAATGGCAAGGGTCATTTACGAAGTACAGCCCAGATTCGTGTTCGTGGAAAACTCACCAATGCTCACTTCTAGGGGACTTGGAACAGTTCTCGGAGACTTGGCCACAATGGGGTTTGATGCGAGATGGGGAGTGTTGGGAGCATCAGACGTTGGAGCGAAGCATGAAAGGAAACGAATCTGGATTGTTGCCAGACAACCAAAATTTCTTTCACACGCCCAACACAACAGGATTAGATGGTGGGAGCAACAGCAGAAAAGCATTGAAGAAAAGGCTTTCAACATGGCCAACACCAACGACTCCAACTGGAGGCGGGAACATAGGCGGTTCTGGAGCGTACAAAAATGCAATAAAAAATGGGACTCACATTCCACATTCAATCAACCCGAACCTATACGAATGGTTGATGGGGTGGCCAATAGGGTGGACAGACTTAAAGCCATTGGAAATGGACAAGTACCACTTTGTGCAGCAACAGCATGGAGAATTTTAAGTGAGCCACTATGAAGCTATGAAACTACTAGACAAGGTGCGTGAAGGTATTCCATACCCTCTACACCTGATAAACAAAGCATTGGAATTAACTGGTGACTTACTCTCGCAAGACGATTGAAAACCCAAACGATAGGGTAATCCTTGAGCAAGCAGAAGCAAGGGAACTCTATCGCACTTGGGAGACAAACAAAGATAGAGACTTTGTGCGTGGTCGGCTAGAGAGAGCAGAACGAATTTATGGCTCTGGTGCTAGAGACAGGATTCGTACTTATATGGCGCAAATAAAGGATGGGACACTTGAATGACATTTATTGTAAATTTCACAGTAGAAGGTAATCCTGTTGGCAAACAAAGAGCAAGGTATGTCAAACGTGGAAACTTTGTTTCTGCTTACACCCCTGAGAAAACCAGAACTTACGAATCTTTGATTAAAGATGCAGCCATCAAAGCGATGGGAAGTTCCGAGCCACTAGAAACCCCTATAACGCTTTACTTGTACATCAGAGTACCAATTCCTAAGTCACACTCTAAAAAACGCATAGAGGCTTGTTTAAATGGCTCTGAACAACCAATTAAGAAGCCTGATGCCTCCAACATCCTGAAAAGCGTAGAAGATGGCATGAATTCTGTGGTTTACAAAGATGATTCGCAGATCGTCAATATCCATGTAACCAAGGTTTATTCAAGCCAAGCTGGTGTAGATATTTGCGTTAAGGAGTGTCTTGAATGAAAGCACCTTACAAAGCCATTGAGTTCATCCTAGAAAACGCACCAAAGTATGCAGAGGCTAAAGCACAGCGTATATACCTTGAGGAGTTTCGTAAAACAAAGAAGGCTCTGCTGATGAAGGATGCGTTAGCCAGAGGAATTGACTCTGGTGTAGCCCAAGAGAGAGAAGCCTATGCCCATTACGAATATGCTGATTTGCTCAAAGGGCTAATGGCGGCTATCGAGAAAGAAGAAACTTTAAAGTGGATGCTAACTGCTGCCCAGATGAAGGCTGACATTTGGAGATCAGAGCAAGCAAGTGAGCGTCTTGGCGTAAAAACTACAGAGTAGGTATAAACACCTAGACAATTGTGTTTAGAAATCTATACAATCACAGACAGCCCAAGCAATTCGCAAGGGTACTTTTAAGGACAAAGAAATGCAATACAAATTTGACACTACTGTTGGTGAAGGCTCTGTAATCGTTACTGTCGTCATGGAGTACGAGCAAGACGAAGAAGGTATTTATAACGAGAACATCGAAGATGTGATCTACGAAAAGATTTCGCTGATGGGTATCTTTACTGCTGAACAGTACAAAGATTTAGAGATCGAAGGCTCTATGCGTCTTTCTAAGCACATCTTAGATGAGGCAGATCACGCCAAAACTGTTGACTACGACATGAGAGCAATCTAATGTTGCTTGGTTGCAAGCCTAAAGAGCCTGATGCAAAGTGTCTAAATTGCAAAAGGTTCTCTTTACCTAATCCAGTAAATGTCAAGAACTCCAAGGACAAGGCTTGCATTTATGTACCTAAATCTTTACAGGTGAAGACATGACGAATGATGAAATCATTAACTTGGCTATTGAAAATACCATTCATGGTTTGAAGTTTGATGAGGAAGGTTTATTACGCTTTGCCAAGTTAGTAGCACAGAATGAGCGTGAGAAGTGTGCAGAATTGGCAGACATGGCTGTTGATTTTTGGGTAAAAGGTGGTTTTCCAGAGTGTGCAGAGGTTAGAGAAGCAATGAATATTGGAGAATCTATTCGAGCAAGGGGACAAGCATGACTGACTGGACACCAGAAGAAGACGAGGCTTTTAACATGGTTGAGCAAAACAGTAACCTTGGCAAACAGATATTGAGAGCAAACAAATCTAGTGGCATGGACTGTTGCACTTACGACTGTACCCAAGGCAGGAACTGTCCAGTACGCAATAAGACGCTAGATGAGGTAGCCCATGAGTTCAGCTTAATGAAGTCATTTGGTGATACTGCACAGAGTTTTGCTGCTTTTGTAAGGGGTATGAAAAAATGAGCAAGGGGTCAACTCAAAGGCCGTTTTCAGTAAGCAATCAAGAATACTCAAACCGATGGGATGCCATATTTGGCAGAGACAATGAGAAAGAAAACAAAGAGAAAGCATTGGAATCTTGTGAATCCGATATCTCATGCCCTAGTGGGGGCATCGATAACCCAGAGGGACAAGCTGGACAAACTCAGACTCCTTGAGTACTCAGCACTAGACGCAATGACAAAAGGCTCTGGAACTATCCTAGATTGGCGAACCTTGGTAGATGTGTTAAATCTGTCTGAGATGATGGGAAAGAATGGGATAGGCCCAGAAGTACTACCTATTTGCCAAACAGCACAAGATAGCCTCCACAAAGCAGCTTTGCGCTACCAAGAGACAAAGAAGATGGGTTTAGATGGTCAAGGTATAAAAGCCATCAGAGAATTGATCGAGTATGCTGATTTACAGCAGGGAAGTATCTCAAGAAGTGAGTTTGAGAGATACATTCAGAAAACAAAAGACTACATAAAGTCAAATGGGAATCTGGTGGTAGAGATTGAATAACAAACTTTCTAGCCGTGAGAGACTACACCTAGCAAGGGTAAAAGAGATGCCTTGTGGGGTCTGTGGTCAGGCAGGGCCATCAGATGCTCACCACATTGAGCAGCATCAGCAGTACCTTTGTATTCCGCTATGTAAGGACTGCCATCAGGGGTATAATGGCATACATGGCACTAAAGCATTATGGCGAGTTAGAAAACTTGACGAGATAAAGGTGCTTAATGAAACCATAAGGAGTCTTGTCGGTGGCTAAAAAAAATGAATTAGGAAGTATTTTTGAAAACTTAACTGTAATTGCAGAGCATGGATGTAATAGTTCTGGTCAAACAGTTTGGTTATGTAAATGTATTTGTGGAACTACTAAGCCTGTAGATGGCTCTAGTTTGCGTCTTGGAAGGGTAAAGAGTTGTGGGTGTCAGTCTCCAAGATTTACATCTAAAAGAATGTCAACTCATGGCTTATCAAGAACAAGAACATACAGGATTTGGAATGGTATGGGCATGAGATGTAGCCCTAAAGCCAATGGCTCTGCAAGAAAAAATTATTTTGAAAAAGGTATTAGAGTTTGTCAAAGATGGGAAAGTTTTGAAAACTTTTATGCTGATATGGGTGAATGTCCTGAAGGCTATACGCTTGGAAGAATTGATGGAAGTAAAGGATATGAACTAAGCAATTGCAGGTATGAAACTTATAAAGAACAAGCTAACAACACATCTAAAAACAGAAAAATTACTTATAAAGATTTAACTTTAAATGTTGGAGAATGGGCAGATATGCTTGGCATTAAACAAAATACATTAGTTTATCGTTTTAGAAGAAATTGGCCTCTTGAAAAAGCCCTTGCAAAACTTATTGCTTAACTCACAATAGAGACACTCAGTTGCCATGAGTTTTAGAGAGACTTGTTCTCTCTTTTTTTTTATGGGATAATGAACAAACTCCATGAGGATTGCCATGACAGGCTTGCTAGAACCATCCGTTAAGATTGAAATTGAGATACAAAGCCAAGAGAAAAGTGGCAAGGCTTGTCCTGTTGCTACAGGTGATGTAGAGGTCAATCTTGAGAATCGTCAGAAGGCTATCGACAAGGCTAACTATGGCCCAATGAACCCCAACGAAGCCAACATGGATTACTGGCGTGAGATCAGTAAGACTTGGAGAAACTCACCAGTTCAGGCTAAGAAGTCTCGCTGTGGTAACTGTTCAGCCTTTATCCAAACACCAAAGATGCTTGCTTGCATTGAGTCAGGCTTGGAGATGAATGGCGAGGAGATGGATGCTTGGGAAGTGATTGACGCTGGTGACTTAGGTTACTGCGAAGTGTTTGATTTTAAGTGTGCTTCCAAGAGAACTTGTGAGGCATGGATTGCAGGTGGGCCAATAACCGAGGATGAATATGATGGGAACGACAAATCAGCAAGCTCTGGAGATGATGCAGAAGTTGATGCAGAAGAAGACTAAACCCATGCCTGTGCGTGGTGAGCGTACTGCAAAGAACAAAGCAAAGAAGCCTAAAAAATGAGTCTCTATGAGAACATCCGCAAAAAGCGTGATCGTATCGAGGCTCAAAAGGCTGCTGGCAAGACTCCAGAGCGTATGCGTAAAGTTGGCTCGAAGGGTGCGCCAACTGCGGATGCGTTTAAGCAAGCGGCTAAGACTGCTAAAAAGAAATGATTAAACGAGGCACAGAGCAGTTTTCTGGCTATAACAAGCCTAAGAGAACTCCTGACCATCCAACCAAGTCTCACGCTGTATTAGCGAAGTCTGGTGAGGATGTAAAGCTAATTCGTTTTGGTCAGCAAGGCGTAAAAGGTTCTGCTGATGGCACGAAGCGTAACGAAGCGTTTAAGGCTCGTCACGCTGAGAACATTGCCAAAGGTAAGATGAGTGCTGCTTTCTGGGCTAATAAGGTTAAATGGTGAACAACATGAAAATGACAAAAGCTGGTCAGAAAAAAGTTGGCAAGGTCATGGGTGAGTACAAAGAAGGCACTCTGCACTCTGGTAAGGGTGGCAAGGTTGTCAAGAATCCAAAGCAAGCCATCGCTATCGCTATCTCTGAAGCTGCCAAAAAAATGGGCAGGATGAAGTAATGGCTGAACTTGGCGCATTTTTTGGTAATCCAAACATACAGCGTCAAGGTGCTAGGGCTAGAGCCTTGGCAGGACAGAGAGATGTCAACACATTGGCAGACCCTAGAACTTATGCAATTGTTCAAGGTTTGTTAGGAACTGCTCCTGACCAGATGGGGCTTAGTGTTCTAAATCCTGATTACGAAAAGATCAGGAAAGCCGCAGAACCAGCGTTTGCTCTTGGTTTGCTTGGTCAAGCCTCACCTTTACTAGCACCACTTACTAAGGGTTTACCAGTAGGCGCAAGTATTAAGAATGTTGGAAAGTTTGATGTTGTCAAACGAGATGCCTCTGATATTTTTGGCGAGGGCGCACAAAGGATTAGATACATTGACCCAAAGAGTAATGGTCAAATAGAAGTTTTGGCTCGTCAAGATGGAACAGCATCTGTTTTAAGTCTTGAAGTACCAGAGAAGTTTCGTGGCAAAAAGATTGGTGAAAGTTTACAAAAGCAAGTGCTTGAGGATTTTCCTGATATGCAAGGGCAAGTTTCATCTAAAGCTGCGGCTACTACTGCTTACAGAATAGGCAGAAGACCAGTAGATATGCCTGATGCAACACTAAAAGATGTGCATAAGATGATTGACGAGGACTCGTCAGTCAATATGATCTCTCCACAAATGCAACAGAGAATTAGCCCATCAGCTAGTTATCCACAGCAAGAAGCACTAGATACAGCCCAAAGAAACGATGCATTACCTGTTGAAGAAGGTTTGCTTTCTGTTCAAAAAGAACAGCCAATGCAAGGATTATTGGAGTCAAAGATTCCCAGTCCTAGTAGCCTAACAATGCCTGATGTTCCTACTATGGAGCAAATGCAAAAGTATGGTCGAGTTGAGACTGTTCCCTTATCTAAAGCTGTAAGTTTCCAAAGTGCAAGAAATTGGGATAAGTTTAATAAAGGTGAATACTCTGGCGATTTAGTCAAAGGGTTTGGTGACAAGCCATTGGCTTTACGTTTAGAGAATGGTGAGTACATCATCTATGATGGAAACCATCGTACAGACTTAGCCATGCAAGCTGGAAAGACAGAACTTCCAATGAATGTCATTGATGTAAAGTCTTATGACCCTGCACACGCAGGTAGGAAGCCAGTGCCTCCAAGCATAAGTGATGATGAGTTACTTAGAAGTCTGTTAGAATAAAGTATTAACTTAACCTTGACCAACCCTAGAGGAGTCAAACAAAATGAATAAATTAGAGGTAGGAAAACCAGAAAACCTAACCAATAGGGGCAGGGGAAGACCTAAAGGCGCAACTAATAAGTCAACAGTAATCGTCAGAGAGGTCATAGCCTCATTTGCTGATGAGAACGCACATAAGCTGCAACAATGGCTAGATGATGTGGCTATGGGCATAGGTGGCAACAAGCCAGACCCTGCAAAGGCTGCTGATCTATATCTAAGGGCTATTGAGTACCATATCCCCAAGTTAGCTAGAACAGAGTTGTCTGGCAATCCTGACCAACCAATTCAGCACATCGTCACATGGGCGAAGTAATCGAAATCCCTTACGCACCAAGGGAGCACCAACTAAAGGTTCACGAGTTACTAGATGGCAATAGGTTTGCTGTCGTAGTGGCTCATAGACGCTTTGGAAAGACTGTTGCGGCTCTCAATCACCTAATCCGTGAGGCGGTGCTAAACCAACAAGAGACACCTAGATACGCTTACATTGCTCCTACCTATGGACAAGCTAAAAGGGTGGCATGGGATTACTTAGTTAAGTACACACAACCTTTGGGTGGAACTAGCAACATCTCAGAACTGAGGGTGGACTTCTGGGGTAGACGCATCCAGTTATATGGCTCAGACAATCCTGATTCCTTACGAGGCCAGTTTTTCGATGGGGTAATCATTGATGAGGTAGGCGATCAGAACCCTAAGATATGGACTGATATTGTTAGACCTGCCCTTACAGACCGAAAAGGATGGTGTTTATTTATTGGTACACCAAAGGGACATAACCACTTCAAAGAACTCAGGGATAGGGCCGAGAAAGAGGATGGATGGGGTTTACTAGAGTTTAAAGCCTCAGAGACAGGTGTGGTGGATGACACAGAACTGAAGGCTGCTCGAAGTGAGATGGGTGAAGATAAATACCGCCAAGAGTTTGAATGTAGCTTTGACGCTGCTGTAGAGGGTTCGTACTACGGGCAAATCCTTAACGAGTTAGAAGACAAGAAGCATATGCAAGAGATTCCTTGGGAGGAACTTAGCAGAACCTTTACAGCTTGGGACTTGGG